GTCATGCCTTGCCAATTTCGTGTCGTCTGCGATAAGGCAACGAAGTCGCCTGTGCCATTTGTCTGCTTGTAAATATCGCCGTTATAGACACAAGCATATACGTCAGAGCCAAGTGTTGTCATGCCTGCCCAGCTGCGGTCGTCTACTGCTAAAGGGTAAAATACCGAGTCTCTGTTATATAATGCTTCGACATTTTCGTGTGCTGACTCTATGCCGTCCTCAATATGATTCATCCGGTCAACACTGAAAGGAGTACCTTCAACGGAGATACTGTCAGGCGTGTTTGTCAATATAACAGTTGTCGCCGTTTCGCTTGCCTTAGTGTATTTTTTAAGGTTTGTCCCTTCGCGGGCTGTCCATGTCTGTTTATCGTATGCCATTATATTATCTCCAGAGTATAAGTTACTAATAATTGTACGTTTTCGTTTTTTGCTATGTTTACGTTTACGCGAGAAATTAAAGTTGTATTGCTAAATAAGCCTATTTCTCTAATAGTAAAATTTGACTCGTCGGGTGTTAACGATGTCTTAGCCGTAAAGTTTGCAGTGCCACCCGTAACGGTCGAAATAGCTTTTCGGAATAGTTCGTTGCCTAGAGCCGTGTCGGTGCGTGCCGCTGTCGCTATTCCGTCGCCTGTTGCCAAGTGCGTTATGGGTATTGCTATTGACGCCCCAGCTAGACAATTATAAACAGCGGTAAAAAAGTTTTGAACTACAACGTTTTTGATACATTCTTTTTTTATTAGTTTTCCGTCTTGCCAGTGCTCAATATTGTAAACGCCTTTAGCTTTTAATTTTTGTTTCAATTTGCCTCCTTATTCCGCACTAGGGTAGAATCCATCAAGTTCCGGATCGCTTAAATCCGTTCCATCTGTCGGATAATATATATTATCAAGTTCGATAATTGACCATGTTTCCGAAGCTGTTAAGCTGTCGCCGATGTTTGAAGATTTATAAACTTTTACGTCTGCGCCCTTAGATTTTTCAGTATCAATCAATACAGTTCCGTATCGCGCAAAATATCCTTTATTTTTCAGTACTAAATCAATCCAAACTTTTCCCGCGCCGAAATTTGTTATAGTACGCTCTGTAATTACATATTGACCAACTATATTTAACGACGGCTTGTTGATGTCCCAAACAGTATATAAACTGCTTGACGCTATATCCGTGCACGCGCAAGTAACGGTCTGATCACGCTCACCGTAGGCAGTCAAAAGGTTCGCCGCTCTAGTTTCGGCATCGTCAAGATTGTCAATAGTTTCGTCTGTCAAAACGTTTTCAATAATTCCGCTAGTGCCGTTTAATGCTGCTATTTCAGATTTTAAAGTGTCATTAGTTGCATCGACTACTATATCATAATATCCGTTATATACTACAACGACTAAATCCCCAGTTGTAGGGAGTGTAGATGCTGAATAATTAAGAGTTAACTGTTTGTCTCCGATGGTGAAAAGAAAAGTATAATTAGGATCATCTTCATTGACTCCTATCTTCCCGACACCGACCAATGAGCCGTTAATTGTAACACCTGCCACAGATTTAATCTGATAACCTGTAGGGAATACTGCTTGATCTGCTGTCCAGTAGCAAGATTCTGTTTTTGTACTTGTTTCTTCAGTAGCTCCGGTTACATATTGCACAGTCCGCATTTCGCCGTTTTCTTCTGATAGTTTAAGGCGTGTTATATGCGCCGGTGCTGTCATCTGCGGCATTGCCCCGCGCGTTAAGAAATAAAACTTCTTGTCACCTGAAACATAAAATGATGCGTTTACGTCTTCAGCAAGTTCAAAAAGTACGTCGTAAAGACGCTGAAAAGATATATTGTAATTCTCATAATACTGATCTGTTGTTGAAATACTTCCGAGAGTTATTCCTTCAGCTGAAATATAATTGTCGAAAAGATAATCAATAATTTCATGCGTGTATTTGCCGATAAAGGAATCAGAAACTAAGCGATTGTTAAATATTGTTTCACCGCTCAATATCTCAAGTCGGTATCTTATTGGCTCATACGCTGTGGAAAATTCCATCGTTTCCGCTGACTGAATTATCCCCCAAAAAAACGGTGTTGTATCGAAATATAAAGTCACGTCCATAAGCGAACGCGGAACGTCTTGACCTGTTTCAACCTTGATATCGATAGATGATGATGACACCGCACCGCCCTGCTGCGTTATGCTGTAAGTATCAGCAAGGCGATATTCTTCGCCATGTATAAAGCATTTAATATCCATACGCCGCCCAAGCAAATTTATCTATGTATTTAAAAGCGGCTCTTCCTATCTCGCGACCGTCGGCAACGATTGTAGCGACAAGATTATTGTTAAGGTTTATAACTTGACTAGGTGTTGATGTTAATGACGGCATCATCCCACCGGTTAACGAGCTTATGCCATTTCGGACTGACATCATTGCTTTTGTTTCATCTGCGGTGTATACCCTTGAGTGAGCTGGAAGTTCTATAAGTTCAGGTCCTTCTTCCCCTACAACGGCAAGACCGCCCGGTGCGTCATTTGTTCCAGATGCGAATAAACCGCCAAAAAAACCACCGCGACGACGACCCGGTATCAAATCTTTCACTTTACCTTTAATATAACCCCAAACGCCAGACGCTATATCTCTAAACCAACCTGTAATCCAACTCCATACAGCATCTTTAAGATTATAAAATAAATTATTTACTGCTGATTGCAATGATTTTAAAAGATATAAAGAGATTAGGCTTCCTGCTTCTTTTATCCCGCTTAAAAGTGCAGACGTAAAAGCCGAACCTATGCTTGACGCTACAGAATAAATTGATGAAAACGCAGACGTAAAAGCCGAACCTATGCTTGACGCTACAGAATAGATTAGGCTTCCTGCTTCTTTTATCCCGCTTAAAAGTGCAGACGTAAAAGCCGAACCTATGCTTGACGCTACAGAATAAATTGATGAAAACGCAGACGTAAAAGCCGAACCTATGCTTGACGCTACAGAATAAATTGATGAAAACGCTGATTTAATACCGTTTATTAAACCATATATTAAGTTGCGTCCTATATCGTACATAACACGGGAAGGTGAGTGCATTTTGAAAAACTCTTTTATCTTATCGATAAATTCTGAAAACTTTTTCTTTGTGCTTTCCCAAATTCCGGGGGCTTTCATTATACCATCGACTAGACCAAGAATTAAGTTTTTCCCCGCATCCCTGAATCCCTTATATAGTCCTTTAGCTAACGCTCCGGGAAGCTGTGCAAAGGCAATTATTAAAGCCTTGATTAAGTTCGGCATTTCCTTCATCATTGCAAGCGGGAACTCTACCGCGAATGCAACTGCTAATTGAGGCATGCCTTCCGCAAGTGCTTCGACAATCATCGGGAAGTTTTCGATCAATGACGTTGCTATAACCATTACAAGCTTGCCGACTGCACGCGCTATAAATGCGGCATTTTGAGCAATGACAACGAATGCCTCGGTTAATGCTGTTAATATTGATTGTATTATTTCAGGAGCTATTTCTGTTAGTCTGTTTAATACTACCAATAAAACTTTAATAAATGCGTCTATGATGTCCGGGAATTTTTCTGCAAGCTTCCCGATAATCGCAACAACTACGTTAAAAAACGCGCTAACTATCGCATCGGCGTTATCAACAATAAAGCTCAATACTTCATCAATGACGTTACTTATAGTTGTTATAAGCACCGGCAAATTTTTTGTTATTGCTGAGATAAAATCTTTTACAAGGTTTAAAGCCATTTGTGCAAAGATAGGAATCGAACCAAGGTCTTTATTGAAAAACTCAATTAGACCGTCGATCATAACCTTGAAATTATCAAACATTTCCGACGGATTAAAGTCGATCATGAAGCTAAACACATCAGAAAATAATTCCCATGCATTCGAAAACGCATCAGCAACATCTTCAACAAAATCTTTGACCGCGCCCGTGGCTTCATGTACTGCGTAATTGATTCCATAAGCAACGTTTTCAGGTATTCCAGCTCCAAGTAAAAAAGATGTTAATTCCGTAGCGTTTTGAGCTTTAAACATCGCGCTATCTGCGGCGGCTCGCATCGCTTGAATTTCTTTGTCGATTTCGCTTGTATCTCCGCCCGCCTTGTCTATTTCAAATTGCATTTCAGTTAATCGGTCAAGAGCTGATCGCATAGCGTCTGATTTTTCCCTCCAAGCGTCACTTGACTGAATTAAATTCGCATTTTCGCGTTTATTTATTTTGTCAATCTTAATCATTAGTTCATCATAAACGCCTATCTGCTCTTCTGCGGCTTGCCCTTCTGCGGCTTGCCCATCTGCGGCATCAAATTTAATTGTTGGTATATTTAATTCGGGTTCTTTGTCTGCGAAAATACCTTCTTTTTTTAAGGCTCTTATTCTTGTTTCTGCACTGTCTATTTGTGCGGTTAATGCTAATATTTTTTCTTCGGCTTTTAGTTGACCCGGCATCGGAGCTAGTGATGTCCAGTTGGTCATCTTCTTTTGATATTCCAAACCCTTTTGGATGTAGGCTCTTTCAGCTTTCAATCTTTCGACTTGTTTCTTTAAAAGCTCTATAGAAGAATCTTTTTGAGCATCACTCATCGCGTCCATCTGCGCAAGACTTAATGCCATAACTTTGTTAAATTCGTGTTGCTCTTTACGTGCACTTATTATTTTTGAAATATAATTTCCAAGAGCCGCAACGGCAGAAACTAATAGACCTATAACCGCACCAATAACAGAAGCCTTTAACGCCATATTGAATTTCCGAGTTGCCGAAGCCGCGAGGAAAGCCGACACTTTAACAGCCGCGTACGCTTTAGCCTGTGCGAATAATCCGGTTGTCATAGCGTATATTGATTGTATCAATCCGCCTGCCGCAAACAATGATCTTAACGCCTGATAAGCAGAGATAAAAGACATTAGTGCCTTTACTCCGACAAGCAGTCCGACAAACGCACCGGCGAACAAAACCGAAAGACCAGAAAAAACGGAAAGCAGACCTTTGACAGTTTTGCTTAATCCGTTAAACCATTTAGTCAAACTAACCGCACCTTCCGCTAGAGTTTGAAGTAAAGGGATTAACGGAGTTATTACTGAGTTCATAAAAGCGAAAAATGATTGCTTTAAATCGTCTATTGTATCGCCAAAAACAACACCAGCATCAACGTTCTCGTCACTCATTACAAGTCCGAGTTCATGCGATCTATCTATAAGCTTTTGAATAGTTCCGGCTTGACCGTTTAGTATCGGCATTAGTTCAGTCCCCGCGCGCCCGAAAAGCTGTTCAGCAAGCAAAACCTTTTGAATCCCGTTTTCCATAGCTTCAAGTGAAACAAGGGCTTCCTTCATGACATCATCTTGATTCCTCAATTTGCCTGTTGCGTCTGTTGCCGAAACTCCCAACTGAGAAAATACACTACTTCCGCCATTTGACGCACTTTCCATTTCAGCGCGGAAAGCTTTCATCCCCATTTGCAAAACGCCGATTTCAATTCCTGATTGCTTGAAAGCATAATTCAGCTCTTGAAATGTTTGACGGCTCATACCTATTTTCTGAGAAAGTTTGTCTATTTCATCCGTATGCTGTGTAAATTTGAATAGAGCAACCCCCGCCGCACCGATAGCCGCCGCCGCAACCGTAAAAGCTTTATTCATCTGCTGCTCGGCGGACTCTAAAGAATCCTTAAGACTATCAAGCTGTTTATCAAGACCGGACTGATCTATCTTTGTGTCAATGACTATACTGCCGTCCGCCATCTTACCACCTATCAAGCGCGCCCGAGATGTTGTCTCCGGTGTCGAGCCTGTATATATTTTTAAGTTTCATTATCTGCTTTTTATATTCTGCGGAATCTTCTTTTTTAAGCTTCTTCCCGCGAATGTCGATTACTTGCATCAACTTTGTCTTTTCTGGTATCGCGTCAAATAGCTCGCGGAATACGAACCAGTGCATATTAGTATTTCTTAAATCTATTCCGTATGTTTCCCAAAAAGCCGCGAAAATGCGCCCGTGATCTGCGTTATAATCAAAGACTTTTGCGCCTTCTGATTTCTCGCCTTTTTGCGAATCATAAATTAAAAAGTTTTCTATTTCTTCCCAAAGGTTTTTTACGTTTGGAATTATGCCGTTAAAGAATATCTGAATTGTTACGCGTGTTTTTTCTTCTTCATTCAATGTCTCGTCGTCAAGTATGCGGAAGAATTTTAACACCTGCTTAAAATCAGTATTAACGATAATGCCGGAATATTCTTCCGGCTTATCTATTATGACGTTGAACTTAGGCATAAGCCTTGAGCCTCTCGTCCCATTTGTTCCTGATTTCTTCAGTGATGCACTTCGTTAGCTCAATCATGCAGAAAATATTCTGTTCGAACGCTACATAAAGAAAGTCAAACGCGCCATCACCTAGCGTAAAGTCAACATACTGTTTGATGTTTGCTTTTGCTTCGTCAAGGTCTGAACCTGAGAAGTTCTCAAGGTTCTTGACAACGGCGTTTCCCTTATCCATAATTTCGCGGAAAAACTTTTCAGAACCAACGTCTATTTTGTATGACTTGATTTCCGAACCGTCCTCTTTAGAAATTACAAACGGAAAACTTGTTGACTTAAATACAAAACCTGCCATAAACTACTCCTTTTTAATTTATGATTAAGATTCGATGTCGCCTGCTGCTAATGCTACCTCGTCGTACTTGACAACGTGCTTGTATGGGCTCAATTCATACATACAAAGATACTGACCTGCTGTCGCCGCGATGTTTGCGCCTGAAGTATAAGCGATATAGTTCTCTGCGTAAGACCCGCCGTAAACTGTGCCCTGTGTTGCGGATTTAAGCTTGTAAGCAAGAGAGTTCCCACTTCCGGCTGTAGCTGCAAATGAAGTTGTTCCCGGTACTGTTCCCGGAGCTACTGTAGCCGCAAGGTCTGTTGCTGCTGTTGCCGGTGTTACTGTAGGCTTACCGTTTACGTCAATTCCGAAAGATATTTCTTTCTTGCTTGCAGCGTCGCCGCCGCCAAAGTCAATGTCAACTACGGTGCAGTTACCTGTTTTCTGATTACCTTTCATGTCGGTGTATCTAAACTGAGTCTTTCTGTTGTCGCCGAGTTCGTGTTCAATCGAAGCGATCCAATCCTGCGCCGCGTCGCCGTGAACTCTATGACCAGAGAACGCAAGAGTAAACTGTGCGCCGATGATTTCAGACTCTGCGTATCCATCGCCGTCGAGATAATTTGTCTGATCTTTCGACTCGTTATTTGACGGATCTGCGCTTGTGATACCCGCCCCTATTCTTGACCAAGTTGCTGTTCCTGATTCAGGGGTTGTATTGATTTCATACAAACTCTGATAATTCAGTTCAAAAATTTTTGGCATTCTTATGCCTCCTTGTTAATGTATTCTAGTTTAAAACTCGCCGTCCATACGTGCTCGGATGCTGTAGTTTTTTCTACATACACCGGCACGGTTAACGCTTCGCAACTCGCATCATTAAAGCGTCTGTTATATCAATGTTCTGTAAATCCAGAACGTTAATAATCGTATCTAATTGGTTTCTTGCAGTTTGCTGATTTTTGCTTTTTGCATAATACGCAAAATTTATAGTGCCGACTCTTGTACCGTCGAAATATCTTGTTTCAATCGGCGAAGGATCAGTACGAACCATGATTTCCTCACTAACACCGCTCCATGCGTTCTGAACTACCGGCGCATAAGGCGTAGTCCGTGTCTTTAGCCATGCGTTTACTTCACTTATTATATTCAGCATTTGCCAGTTCTACCCATTCCTTTTTTTTAAGTGCCTTTGCTACTTCAAACCATTTTTGTCTTGCATTCGGATTGTAAGTTAAGGTTTTCATCGGCGCATCATAATACTGCTTTCTTGCATATTTGATTTTCCACTCAATCACGCCCGTTCCGATCTTTGTGGCATCTGAAGAGTCGCGCAAGTCCCCAGTGATAAACGGCACATAATAGTTTGAGTCTTTCAGCACTTGCGCATCAAGAGCCCGTTGCGCTTTCTCAAAGTTTCCGGACAATCTTGCTTTACATTTTCCTGTGTCAAATATCACGCTCATTTTAATGCGACCTCATAATGATGAGGCGAAAAGTCTTTGACTTCTCTTATTTCGTATGATTGCCCTTTGTGTGTTATCTTATCGTATTTGCTGAACGTCTGTCCTTTCGGCGATGAATTAACACAATCAAAGTATAAAGTTAAAACATCATCTTTCATCTCGCCGAGAGACTTTAACGCTGAAGCCTTAACCGGTTCGCATCTTATCGCGCTTAACGGCGCGGACGCTGTTATAGTATCGTTTCCGTACTCGTCTTTAGTGACGCTGTAATGTGTGCCGGAATGGATTAGTATTATCTTTGGGATTTGCCGCATATGATGATAGCTCCCGTATAGAATGATGTCATGTATAGATATTTGAGTGCATTATCGCAAACGTATGAATTTTGATTTTTCTTTCCGCCGCCCGAAATAGAGAAAGCACCAAGAGAAATATTCTGAAAGTCTTGGTCGTCTTCACCGTGTACAGCATAAGACTCCGCCTGTGCGCAGTTTGCCATCTTGACAAAGTTTTGATCTGTCGCGTCGAGTTCTGAAAAAGTAAAATTATAATTGCATATTAAATCAATATCGTTTGACGCTTTAGTCAATAGTCGTGTCAATTCGGTGTCGTCACTTACGGCTGCACCTGCGTATGTATTCCGGTAAAATGTATTATCTGCGTATAGCATTATTTAGCCTCATAAATTACAACGCCCGTATCGTCATTACCAAGTTTGAGCACGCCCGTGTCATTAGCTGACATACTCATTCTCGGTTCAAGTTCAAATAGTCGATTAAACGAAGCCGACTCTATCAGTCCATAAGTACGGACATAATCCGCAGTGAGAAAATCACATTCTTTAAGTCTGTCAAGAATCGGCTTTGCCATTATGCTGAAGCCTTAATAGATTCGAATCTAACAGCTCTGCCGTTTTCGTCTAGCTCAACGAGCGCGCCATAGTATCCGGATGAGACAACGTCGGCAACCACAGAAGCCGAATCAATTTCGACATATCCGGTCTTGTCAAATACTGCATAAGCCGCTGGGGCAGTAAAGTCTGTTTCCTTTCCGCCGTCGTAGTAATAGAACTTATGACCTGTGTCTCTGCTTGCGTAAGTCGCTATAGTGTAAGTTACGTTAGTAGCACCAGTTGTCGAAAGTTCCGCATCTGAGAAGCCCGCGATTGTCGCAGTTTTCAAAGATATAAATATTCCGTTGTGCTTGTTCTCATATACCCAAAGGTCATGATACATACGCGCCTGAATAAGTTCGCCGTCGGCAGTCTGATTGACATCTGCGCCGAATACTTTAAGCTTGTTATGCTTAGTGAATGCAACGCCCGCAGATTTAGCCATTACAATCCAGTTCATTTTC